ATTGTGGAGGAGATAAATTATGAGCCTATGGGCGATAGACTTGTTGAGCGCGTAGAGCGCATGGCTCATTGCAATGATTGCGGTCAGGAGGCTGAATATGTGCGACCAGCACGATATGGAGATGTCAGCAGATGAAGATGAGGAGGGCTTGACTATTCACCTCTGCCACATCTGCGAGTCGTTGTCCTTTCGACCTTTTCATAAGCGTAGGAGATGAGGAGCTTCTATGAAGGTCATTTCGATAAAAAAAGAGGAATGCACCGAGTGGTTCTTGCAAAAGCACTACGCAAAACGAATGCCATCTTTCTCTTTTGCTTTTGGCCTATATGTTGAAGATATCTTGTCAGGGGTTTGCAGTTTCGGTAAGCCTATGAGCCACACGCTTGTCAAAGGAGCCTTCAGTGGCCTGTATGAAGACTGTTTTCTTGAGCTTAACAGGCTTGTTGTAAACGATGGATTGCCAAGCAATACGCTTTCTTTTTTTGTTTCTCGGTGTCTAAAGCAACTCACTAAGCCGCACGTTGTTGTGAGTTACGCAGACACTTCGCAAAACCATAGCGGTTATATCTATCAAGCCACCAACTGGCTGTATACGGGCCTAAGCAGTAAGTTTAGCGACTATGCCGTAGAGGGTCTTGAGCATCTTCACCATGCGTCAATTGGCGACAGCGTGGGTCGTTACGACAAAACCAAAGGCATTGATAAGCATACCTTGCTCAGAAAAAAGTATGGAGACAAGTTGTATCTCAAAGAGAGGCCAAGGAAACACAGGTACTTTTATCTTCTGGGCACAAAAAAAGAAAAGAAAGTTATGATAAAAAATTTATCCTACAAAATTCTCCCCTACCCGAAAGGTGAAAACAAAAGATATGACTCTTCGCACAACCCGTCCGTTCAACAACTACTTTTTAGTTAAGAATGCGAATAAATATTTCCAAACACTTAATATTTATAAAAACAGCAACGAATTTAACATGAAATGAAGTACGTCTTAACCCCACTTTTAGAGNGAGAAATGTGCTATGGATTTTAAAGTAGGCATCTACGAAGATCTNGATTACCCAACTTACGACTCAATACCNGCATGGCGAAGTCACGATCTGACATCAATAGCCAAGTGCCCGTTTACTTGGAAGAACCGCGTCTTTCACAACAGCCCCGCGCTTCTTGAAGGGAGGGTGCAACATACTGTTTTTTTGGAACACCACAAGTTCCACGAAGAGTTTGCCATTGAGCCGATTGTTGACCGACGAACGAAAGCGGGNAAAGAAGAGTACGCCGACTGGCTAATGACCGTAGGNGATAGGGCGCCAATCAAACAAGATATGTATGACGTCTGCATGGAGCGCCGAGAGGTTGTTGCGGATCACATTCCCAAGCCAGATCACTCCGTCGAACTCACTCTGTGCTGGATGTGGAACGGTCAGCCATGCAAAGGCAAGCTGGACTGGCACACTGGAACCGACATCTGGGATTTAAAAACGTGCAGAGACGCATCGCCTCGGGGCTTCAAGAGCGCTATCAACACATTCAAATACTATCAGCAAGCCGCATATTACGTTGCTGGGTGCCGCGCTGTTGGCCTTCGTACAGATAAATTTTACTTCTTGGCTCAAGAGAAAATGCATCCTTACCCCTACGCAATCTACACTTTGACTGACGAGGCCATTGCCTACGGTGATGCAAAGAACGAGCAGGCTATGGCTGTTGGAATGGCGTGCAGAGAGCGCGACGAATATCTACCATATAACCAAAGCGAGATTAGAGAGTTTGACATTGCTGACCTTTACTAAAGAAGAGCAAGCCAAAGAAGATAAATGGGCGCAGGACAAGATGTATCATGCCGCCCGATACGCTTGGAAAAAACGGTTTGATCCTTTACCATTTGGCACGGGAACATGGGCGGAGTGGTTTAAGAAAATGTTCAATCGAGATCTTTTCGAGTATGCTAAAGAGATGTCAGCAAAAAAGAAGGAGGAAAGTCATGGCGAAATCTAAAGTTAACGAGGCAGGCAACTACACCAAGCCGACTATGCGGAAAAGGCTTTTTAACAAAATCAAAGCCAGCAGTAAGGGCGGAGCCGCAGGTCAGTGGTCAGGGCGTAAAGCTCAAATGCTCGCCAAGCAATATAAGGCGGCAGGCGGAGGATACAAAACATGAAAGGCGTCAATCATTATAAAAGAGATGGCACATTGCACACTGGAGGAACTCACAAGATGCCAGACGGCTCTCTGCATTCTGGCAAGAAGCACGGCAAGACAAGTGTTAAGCTGTACCACTACAAAGATTTGTCTGCTACGGCCAAGAAGAGGACTAGGTAATGGCGCTTAAAAAGACTCAGAAGTCCCTCAAGAATTGGACAAAGCAAGACTGGGGCACAAAGTCTGGCAAGCCATCGACTCAAGGCAAGAATGCCACTGGCGAGCGCTACCTGCCCAAAAAGAAAATTGCCGCTATGTCTGACGCCGAGTATGCCAAAACCACGGCCAAGAAAAGACGGGACACCAAGGCAGGAAAGCAGTTTTCATCGCAACCCAAGAAGGTTGCGAGTGGCGGGGCCATGAAGAAAACCAAAAAGAAAAAGGGCTAGAACTAGCCACCCAACACGGCGGTGGCGTGCTTGTACTTTGCTGTCAATCTTGCCGCTGTTGCTGGGTCTTCTATCATATGTAATCTGCCAGTGTTGTTTTCTATGTCAACCATTTTGACGGCCAACGCCATCGGGCATTCTGCAACCCCAGCCAAATAAGTCTCGTAATCTTCTTCTGGGCCCTTGGTCATGGCCATAACCGCCTCAAAGATCTCCTCACCAAACTCAACCAACCTCATCATGTCACCCTCATTGTAGGGGGCGTCTTCATAGGCATCATGTAACATTCCAACAATGGCGTAGTCTTCTGGGTTGCCAGCCCCCGCCTCAACACAATATTNGTGAGCNGCATTAGAAACCTCCACGGCATGACAGATGATGGGGACGCCGCTCTTATCAACAACGCCCGCATATCTCTCAGCGGCTATCTCCACCGCCGCCGCCAATCTCTCGTAAAACACACTCTTCTCCTCACTAACTAAACTTTATTATAGCACATATCGTGTCGATGTGCAACCCACCTTATTTACTTAAATGCACAACCCAAAAAGGTTTCTAAAGGGGGAGCCCTAAAGAAACCTAAGCCCAAAAGAGGCGCCAGAGGAAGAGCCTAGTCTTCCTCCAGTCCCAGCCACTTTTTGATGCCGCCTTCGTAAACTTCTTTCGACACCTCCACTCCATTAAACTTGTGGCAGAAACCTTCCGTAGAGATCTTCTTGGTTACGACCTCCTTCGGCGTGCCAACATCAAGCGCCAGCAAGTCAGTAACCATGAGCCCGATAAGTTCATTGAGCTCCTTTCGGCTAATCATCGACTTGGTGGTCTTGTTGTGAAAGATGTTCGAGAGGTGAGCCCTCTCGGCATCGGTTAGGTCTATCGCTACATTAGTCTTCATGCCCCTACCCCTTGTATCCGTTAGTGAAAAGTCCCGCCATGTAATCAAACATCTCGGCGTAATTAGGCACGCTGTCAATGTAATTACCTAGCTCCATATGAATGTCTGCATCAACAAAATTCCAATTGCACGTACCAGCGTCATCGAAATTTTCCCTATTACAAATTGCTCGACTGAAAGCATTTGCTACCGCGTTATCTGTCTTCATTTCCAATCTCCTTTACCAAGTTTTTTGCCAGAGTTACGAATTTTTTTGTTGCTCAACTTTTTATTAACCTTGGTTTCTTTGCGACTCAAACTAGAAACCTCTCCCAACTTCTCACCGTACTTTTTCATCACTATCTAATCTCCCTTTTTGTAGTAAACATATTTTTCTCGACCGTAGATCTCGCCGAACACTTCATCAACTTCTTGTGCGGTCAGGGTGTCATCGACAACAACGCAGTCCACATCACCGTTGAGCTCCAAGAACTCCATCTTGTCAACGAACACATCCTTGGTTCGGTTGTAGTAATAGACGAAAGTATTTTCAGTCTTATTCTTATAAACCGTCATGGGTAAATCGCTCATCATCATCTCCTTAAACCAAAACCAAAACAGCGGTTATCAAGCCAATCGCAATCACGGCACAAACCATCCAATCTTCAGCGCCAACTGGCATCCCTCTACCTCTTCCAACCACCGTCTCAACTCTTGTAACCATCTCAATTTCCCTCTCTCAGTTTCCCCTCACCACATTTATATAATAGCATATATCGTGTCGTTGTACACATAATTGCACATATTAATTAGAATAAATAGTTATAAATATGTGCTTTTTTATGCTTATTTGTACTAAATAAAAGTGTGTTAAAATTTGCACACCGACACGATATAACCTATTATGTACTTGTGGTGAGGGAAATTTGATTAATAACTTGAGGTGAGACGATATGAACAATTACGGAAATGACTGGGCAAACTTAGGAATGCTTGTTGCGGGCGACCTTACTTTTATCCGAGCGAAGAATCCAGAAACTGATCTTCACAAGGTCGTCGGCAAGGACGGTGCCGTTGTTGCAAAATTTGACTACGACATTTGTAGTAACGCATTTTGGATTAGCGCGGCAACTGGGGCGGCAATTTTTGAATTGGCTGTTGACACTCTGGAAGATGTCGTTGCCGCTTGTATAGCAAACTTTTAAGGAGACTGAGATATGAAAATACCAAGAGAATTTTGGATACCAGAGGGCGCCGAAGAGGTCAATCTTGACGGCGCGAATTGTGTTGTTTACACGTACCTTGGCGGCAAAGACGCCCCATGCGCTATGAGTTTTTACGGTAAGAAATCTAAGGCAACCGACAGATATAGGTTTGCCACTGTCGAAAAGCGTGATACTTGGGTGGCAGATACTCTTGCCAATGCCAAGGCTTGGGAAGATAAGAAAGCCGAGGACAAAGCCAAGAGGGCGGCTGATAAGAAAGAGGCCATGGCCAAGGCGGTTGTTGGTGACATTTATTACTGCTCTTGGGGTTACGATCAGACCAACATTGATTTTTACGAGATAGTTGCCAAGAAGGGCGTCAACATCGAGATCCGTAAAGTCTCTAAGATATTGGATCGATCAGAGCGTGGCGCCGATTATGTTTGTGCCAAGAAGGGCTCATACATTGGCGAGGAAGTCATCAAAAAAAGATTCAATGGTAGCGGCAACATCACCATGAATTCATACAGCAGTGCTTACCCTTGGAGCGGAACACCAAAATATGAAACCGCTTGGGGGTACGGTCACTAGAGATCTTCAACCATGTGAGTTGCGCGGCTTTTGTCGTGCAACCACATCACAAGAAGATATCGGTCACCAGACTGCACAGGAAGCCCCCTGTGGAGGTTTGTGAATGAAGGGAATATCAGGGCATGGCCTGACGGTAAAGGCTTTAAAACGCCATGATTATGGAATTCTGTGCCCCCTCCTATGTAATCCCCAGTGTTCAATGGAATAACCACCGATATATCTGAGGATTCGTCGTGGTGCCACGCCCCCGCCTTCTTGTCCTTTGGATTGTAATTAGCAATTTGTATTGCAGATATGTCAAAGCAATCACGTTGATAAAGGCTCAAAAACAACGGATTTAAAATCGTCTGCACCACAAACCACATCCTTTCATATAACTGTGGCACATGATCTTTTAAAACGATCTCGGGTATCTGCCGTAGCTCATCCTCTTCGTCATTCACCTTAAAGGCTACGTGCTTCTCCATCTCTTTTATCTCTTCCACTATCATCTTGCACCATGCCCTACGAAACAGTGGCACGGTATAAATGTCTGGAAACGGATTCTTGCACATTTTTTGCGCTGGGGTTTTTTCTAGGTTCTCCTTCCCCTCGCTTACTCTATATTTTGCAATGACTGGAATCGATTCTTCAACGGCTTGATACAACGGCTGATTGATGAACCAGTTAGATTTCATGCCGAGCAAATAATTTTTTAGGGTATATTTCATAGTTGTAAATTGTTGCACATATCTATACAATCTACAAACTTATATAGCATAAAGAGCCTTAAAAAATGGAATCAGTGATAACGGAAAAAAGCCAGCAAGATAGGCAACGCAAAAGTTTGGCGGTGGATCAACATACATACGATCTTCTAGCGGAGATTTGTTTCGATCAGCGCCGATCTAAAATTGATCAACTTAAAATGTTAATTGAGCACGAACATGACAAATTGTTTTTGCCTAGGAACGTGGCTAGATGATCAACTTTGCAAAGAAAAAGTCTCTTCCGCAATCTTACAAGCCAGTGCTTGAGGGCGGCGAAGTCATAGACCTTTTTGCTCGACTCACGTTGTATCAACAAGCGGCGTTAATGCGTTTACTTAGCAGAAACACCGTGATCAACGTCAACGGCGAGCAATATATGGGCTATGAATTCGATTATGAGGTTGATGGCGCCGTGATCTCTATCTCAGAATCTTCTGAAGATTTAGATTAAACCAGCTATCCCAGCGCTTGGCTGTTGGAGCCTAGCCGCCAACTCTCTATCCGCGTCATTAGGCAGGATCGTTGGGGACATACTCGACTGCCCTGAAAAAGACCCAGATCCCATAGACGGAAGGGGCTCAAACATTGGAGCACCAACATCTGGAACATCTATTGACGACATCTGAGACATTAACTCTTCTCTGGTTGGCAACAGCTTGTCTGCTACAGAGCTTGGAACCGCTTGCCGAAAAGATACCTCGTTGTTATCTGGAATTCCCTCAGTAACTGACCCTTTTAAAGTTTCGGTATCTTGCCATTCAATTGGTTCAATAGACTCTTGCGTTAGCCCCTGAACAACTGCGCGAACCTCGTCTCGAATGTCTGGGTTTAACTCAGATATCTGGGCAAGTCTGCGGATGTGTTGACCAAAAGACTGCGGATTATATGCCGCCTTCTCCACACCCTCTGTAAGCCACTTAACAAAATTTGGATTTGTCATTAATTTTGCAGAGGCATACGGAGCAATAAGTCCGCTCAAACCGTACTCAAACCCCTCGCCTCCGATAAGCCTACCTGCCTCTCCAGCTAACGGGCCAAAAGTTCCCATGGCACCTAACAACCTTGCGGTTCCAGACGGGTTTGCCATGTCGCTCGCTGACTTGCCAACTCGATCTATTGTAAAAACCAAATCGTCAAGCGCGGGAGCTAATTTCTCGTATTCTGTGCCGCCAAATAACGCTTCCCTTGCTTCTTTTGAAGTGTTATTCCAATTGCGAATAAATGTGTTAGGAGAAAATCCAGCGTCTAATATTGTCTCGGCGCCCTCTTTAAAGGCTTGCTCCCCCATCTCCGAGGCGCCAGCGGCCCCAGCATTTGGAAGCCCCATCCTTCCGAGCATATAACCAGACAAGACATTAAATTCTTCCGAGGTAAATTGCCGACGCATTTTTTCTAGGCGCTCTGCGCCCTCTTTATTGCCGCCCAGAACCAGCCGCAATGCTCCAGTCGCCTCCTGCTCCCCAGACTTAATAACCTTGTCAATAAAAGCAATGTCACCGCCCTTACGCATATTGTCAGCAACAAAAGAGTTGGCTTCTTTGTAAAGTTTCAATACATCTTTGGCGTTTTTCTGCCCAGCTTGACCGCCCAAAAGATCCATCTGCGATCTGGATGCGTTTTTAACCAGATTATCTAAGTCGCTAGAAACATATCCGATCAACTCTTTTACTTTTCTGTCCGAGGCATTTAAAGCCCCTTGGGACTCTGACTTTCTAACTGTAGCCATTAAACTACTTCGGAAATTTTTAAGCTGATTGTAATCTAACAGCCCTTCTCCTGCGTCACGCAAAACCTTTGCCGCAAGCTCCAATGCTGGGTCAACGTCTGCCGACCCAGTGGCTGTTTTACTTGTAGCAATATATTTATCAACAAAAGTTTTTGTTGCAGATCCGCTTGAAGTAACGTCACCAATTAATTCGCCAACCTCGTTATACATTGCGTTTACTTTTTCGTCGTAACGCGATCTTGCCGCTTGTGCGGCGTCCATTGTTTTATATGCCGCATCCGAAGTTGTTCTTGCGCCGCCATATTGTTGAGCAAGCTTTGCCGCAGAATCTTGTATTTGAACTAAAGTCTGTTCGGCGTTTTGCTTCATTGTCGCAACAGATGGGGGAGCCGCAGATAAATATTGCTCAAAAAGATTCGCTAAGGGGCTACCAGTAATTTGACCCGCTGTTGGGTTGGTTACTCCAGCACTTTGCATTCTAGTCAAAGCTTCTTTTGCGGGCGCCGACATTGTGCGCGTGGCAAATCTTACTGGAGCACCAGCAACAACTTTTACTCCCTGAAATACCTTTGATGCAATTGGCCCAGCCGCCGCATTAATAGTTGCTGTAGTTGCAAAGTCAGAAAGCCTGTCCCCAGCCCCGCGATTATCTTCGGTTTCCCCAAAGTAATCTAAGATTCCAATATATGCTTCTCTTGCCGCCGCGCTTCCGACACCTTCGCCAGCAATAAATGCCGCAGTTGCCGCAGGAACCGTTCCAATAACTGTGGGCGCAGTTGCTGTAGCCGCCGCACCAGCGGCTAAGGTTCCGCCAACGATTGCGCCAGTCATTTCTGCAATTTCTGGCCCTGCGTCAGCAAAGTCGCCAAGCGTTGGGATTGGTATACCAAACAGGCGTATGTCTTCATCAAACAAACTTAATTTGCCAGTCTCTGGATTTGTTATTATAAAATTTCCGCGCCCAAAATTAGCCGCTCCACTTTCTGGGTCAAAAACTTCCACAGGAATAGCGTCTGGATAAAACTTTTTAATTGTAGCCAACTTGTCGTCGGTATTTTGGGCGGCGGCAACCTGCGCTCTTATGCCTGCGGGGGCGCCCGACTTTGTATCAATAGATTTGTTTAAATCTTCTTGCGCCAAATTCATTAAAAAATTGTCGTCGTATGAGGGGACGTCTGGATTTGGGGCGCTATCAACAACCATACTTAATAACTGATCGTCGTTTAAAGTACCAAGTGAAGTTTCGCTCATCTAATAAGACCCCTATCCCGCAATTTTTTTGCTAAATCTGGGTCATTTTGCGCTCTTTTCTTTAAAATTTCCAGAGCCTCAATTGGCGCTTGACCAGCAGTTTCGCCTTTTGCAATGCCTTCTTCTACTTGATCAAAAGCTTTTCCCGCTTGAGAAATCATTCCAGAAACTGCTATTTTTCTGGCTTTTGATTTTTGAGCTAAAACTTCGGCTTTGTCGAACGGTTGTGGAATATACTGTACTTGAATCATTTCTTGCTCTGTTGGTGTTATCGCGGCGCCCGACTCTTTTCGTAGAACCGCCATAGCAAAATCCATAGCCGCATTTTCAAAAACTTGTCTTTTTCCAGACTTCAAATAATTTTCTGCAAGATCTGGAATAAAGGGGGATTTGTCTATTAAAACAGCATCCTTAAAATTAATTGGGTTAAAACCAGAGTCAATTAGTTGCTGTATGTTTTTATTTGCTTCTTTCATTCTTACAGCAAAAGTTGCCGCCTCTTTTTGGCCTTCACCAAAAGGATCTTTTTTCTTTTCTGTCCCTTCGATTACACCAAAACTTTCAATCTTTTGTGAAGGGGTAGACGCTGGGCGAGAAGAAATATTCGTAAACTCTTCCATACTTATAGCTTCTCTTGGCATTCCCGATTACTCCGTAAAATATATTGTTGTAGCGTTAGGGTCGTTGTCTTTAAATATGGGCTTTCCGTCTTTGTATTGTCCCGTAAAAGTAGATCCTGCTGGCGCATTTACGGTAGCCGCAGGGGCCGAAGAAGAATTGTTTAATACGTCATCCAGATTTAAGCCGGGTAACATAATGCTTTCGGTTCCCCTTTCTGTCTGAATGGTAGACGGCCTCGGCTTAGTGATTAATGCCAAAGCAATTTTGTATTCTGTTGTTTTTTTAAGCTCTGGGTTTTTTTCTCCCTCAATAATCATATTTAATGCGGCAGACTCAACGCTTTTGCCTTGAAAGTAACCATTGTTCTGCTTGAGCATTTCTAGTTCATATTTAAAATTAGAATCCAACATCTTTTCTTGCATTAACTGGCTGTCGGCTTTTTTCTTCTCAAGATCAGAGTAAGCCATCTGCATTAACTTAGATTGCATTTCATCCGCAACCGCTCGGCGTTTTTGTGCCGCTTCGGAAAACAGATTAAACCCTGCCGCCAAACCATAGCCCACAGACGATGGTCGCCCACTTGCCGCCTGCTGAGTTAAGCCCTGCGACAAAGATGTAGCAAGATCATAGATGTTGGCTTTGCGTTGCTGTGGCATAAGCATCGAAAGCTCTCTCGCACGCTCACTAATGTCAGCATACGTTGGGGGAGCCTGATCTCTCTGTAACGCAGTCAGTTGATCAAAATAACTAGTTGTTGGATTTGGCGTTGCCATATTTTAACCTACTGGTAATAGTATTGTGACGGCTGATTATTTCCGCTTGTCTGCCCAACAAAGTTTCCAACGGCGCCCAAGGTTCCCAGACCTGTTGCTAAACCAGCCTGCAATGCGCTTGGCGTGGGGGCGTAGTTTGTATTGATCTGAGAGGATCCGCCTGCACCAACGCCCATGTTCATAAATGGCATCAAGGATTGGTACTGAGCCAACGGCGCCTGCTGGGCTTGCAACAATGACGCTCTTGAGCATCTAGTTGCTGTTGTGACAGACCCTGTTGCATATTGCCCATGTTCATCAGCGTGTTCATATCTTGGCTATTGGCGTTAGAGATCTGCCCACCCAAACCTTGGAGGAAGTTTCCATATCCCTGCTGGGCTTGCAGTTGCTGTTGACCAATTTGATTCTGCACATTGCCTAGCTGAGCCTGACCCTGCGATACTGCTTGCGCGTTAGCCATGGTATTTTGACCATACATATTTCTTGCGTTGCTTGACGCCTGACCCATGTTAGCCATCGTGTTGCCTAACTGTTGCTGAGCCGCAAGGTTTTGAGATGCGCTGTTGCGCAACTGCGTGTTCATGTTTTGATTGGCGCCCAACATACCTTGAGCTTGAGCCATTTGCTGACCTGTTAGAGCTTGGTTGGCACCAAAGTTTGTCTGCGAAACATCACCGATTCTGCGAGCAAGAGATTGACCTGCCGACCCAAGCTGAGACGCTTGATTGCCAAGCATATTGGCTAGAGATTGATCTGCACCAAACTGCTGGGTTGCTTGATTGGCTCTCATATTTGCGGTTGCTTGATCTGCGGCCAAAGCGGCATTTGCTTGGCTGTTCATTAGGCTCGATAGCCCTTGATCTGCCCCATATCTTTGTGCCGCATTACTGCCTATCATGCCAGCCAATGCCTGATCGGCGCCAAACTCTTGAGACGCCTGATTACCCATCATTGACGCCAAAGACTGCCCTGCGCCGAAGCGCTGGCTTCCTGCGGCTGACAATCTATCTGCAATGCTTCGCTCTGCCTGCAAGCGCTGTGCCGCGTCTGACGACAACTGTCCAGACAAGCTTTGCTCTGCACCAAGGCGTTGACCGGCGCCAGAACCGAGAGCCCCAGCAAATCTTTCCGAGGCGCCAAGACCTTGACTGCTCAGTGACGCCAATCCTGAAGCGCCTTGCCTTTGGGCATCTTGCTGTCGCTGAAACTCATTCATTGCGGCGGTTTGTGCATTCTGGAATCCAGCCGCACGAATGCCGCCAACCTCTTTTGCTAAACCTCTGCCAACAGCCTCTGCCCGCTCCGAGGCTCCCAGCCGAGCGCGAGAACCAAACGCCGACTCTCCGCCCCTAGCTATGTTGCTGGCAAACTCCTGCATATCGGCTTGAGAGAGGTTTTTGGTGGCATCGTCGATTGTCTGTTGAACCACCGCATCTTCGTATGGATTATAAAAATTGCTTACCGACGAGGGATCAAACGACTGGTTGGTTGTCCCACGCAATAGTTGCTGTGACTCATCCAAGTCGTCAGTAAAGTCGCTGAGAGCGCCAATCCCCAAACGCTCAACGTCATCAAGTCTATTGCCAAAACGATCCACAGAACCAGCAAGACTGCCAGTAGCAAGCGCCGACTCTCGACCAAATCGATCCACAGCGCCACGCTCTGCGCCAATCGCGGCAGTAAGCTCGTTGCCTAATCTTTGCTCGGCATTGCTCAATGCACCCGTTGCCGCAGAAAGCCCACTTCCAAGACGCCCGCCAGCAGAGCCAAGAGCGCTTTCCGCTCTTGATAAACCGCCGCCTAAAACGTCCCCTGCTTGGCGCAATGTGTTTGACGCACCCAACTGACCACTGCGCAAATCACTCGCCGCAGATCCCATGGCACCTGTTGCTTGAGACAATCCTTGGCCCAGAGAAGTTCCCGCACGACCTAAAGTATCAGAAGCGCCAGACAATCCAGACCTCAAGTTGTTGAATGATCCTGCCTCGGCACCTAAAGATCGATCCAGCCCAAAGCCTAAATCTGAAACACCGCGCTGTAAGTTTCCTGTGGCTCCGCCGATCATATTTCCAAACTGATCCACAGCGCCGCGAGAGAGCGAATCTAATCCGCCTAAATTTCTCCCAAAGCTTGAAGTGGCTCCCCTAGAAATAGATTCGTTTAACCTGTTTCCACGCAAAGCGTCTCCAAGACCAAGACGAGATTGAAAGTCAGATTGACCAGCGCCGCTCTGTAAAGAGCGCAAAGACTGACCCTGAGATCCCAACTGTTGAGCTTGACCACGATCAAGTGCGCCAAGGCCAGCACGCATTTCCGCTTCCGACTGCTGAAGGAATGGAAGTTGAGAGCCAGTGTTGCTTCTAGCCAAATTCATGGCCGCCAATTGGTCTTGATTAAAGCCAGCAATTTCTTGCGGTATTACAATTGGCTTGCCTTCGGCATCAAAAAACGTGCGGTTTGCGGCTCGCATCGCGCCGGGTATAAAACCGCCTTGCCCATCTAAACCGTAAAGCAACTGCTGAGTAACCGGATCCATGGTTGTCTGCGTGGAGGTAACGCCGCTGACATATGGATTGTCGCTTGGCGCTGGCCCCGTTGATGTAGTCGCTTGATCTCCCGCATTAGCGGACATCTGCGACTGAAAGCCATCAAGGGTTGCTTTGGCCCCTGCATCTTGCCCTTGAGAATCCTGAAATCTTTGTAGCGCGTCCTGATACTCAGGGCTCTGCGTTATTTGTTCATTTGTTTGAGCGGCGGGCCCCCCAACCATCACATCTGGAGTCTGAGGAAAATTACTCGGGCCCATCATGGGTGAGTCTTTCTCTAAACCGTATTGGTCAAGCTGACTTTGCATCAACTGATCCCGAAGGGCGTTCTTTTGAGACAGGCGAGAATTAAGGTCGCCCTCAAAACCGTAGTCGTCGAGAGCCTTGCCTGATTCTGCCATCGCGGCTTGAAACTGTTGAATTATGGAGGCGTCAGGCTCTGACCCAAATTTATTCTTATATGCAAAAGCAAACTCATCAACGTCACCGCTTCCTGTAGCGTTGCCCGCTTCCGTACTAAAAAATACACTCATGCTGGCTCTCCTGCAAACTCTTTAAAGAGCTCCATCATCTGATACATTAGGTCGGTGCCCTTGTCTCGCGACTCCTTGCCGTTAGCCTCTAAGGTAATGATGCCGCCATCTTTCTTCATGGTAAACGCTCCAGCGCCACGCACCGCTTGTCCGTTCATCACGAACTCGCCATCGCTAAGCATGGCTGGGATGTCGTCAGATATCTCTGTGCCTTCGCCTTCAATATCGCCAACCATTCTCTGAAACTCTTGCATACTGACGTTTCCGCCATCTGCATAAGCCATTACTGGCCCGCCGTATGCCATGCTTTGAGGGGCGCCGCCCGCAAGTTGCGGCAACGTGTTGCTCGGCAACAATCCAAATTCAGTCGGGTTCGGCGCTTTATCGCCCATTCTTCTAGCGATCTCGGCCTCAATGTTGTATCTGCCTGCGGCATTCATTGTAGTCAGAGGCGTTAACGCAACCCCGCGATCTTTCTTCGCTTCGTCGTAAGCCATCTTACCCAGCAAGTAAGCGGGTATTCCTGCGGTAGCCAATTGACCTAGACCGCCCATTCCACCCCCACCGCCAAGCAAGCCACCTAAACCGCCCGCAAATCCGCCTTGCACGTTGGGGTTGGTTAAGCCTTTAATCATGTCAGGCGTTGGATTTTTACTACCAAGGCCAAAGCTCTTGCCAAGGTCTTTCATCCACTGGGGCGTGTCGAAAGCGTTGTCTATGGCGCCACCACTAATGAATGGGTTGAGTGCTCGATTTAAAGAAGATAGCCCACCTGAACCTTGGCTTGCGGCGTAACTTTGATTCATGGCATCTTGATACGCCTGCTCTGCCATAATCCCCGCATCGTCTTGAGACATCCCTTGATCCATTAAACTTTGGTAAACCCCCGCCGCATAATCCTCTGGGGTCTGGCCGCTTTGCATACCACCGCCGGGATATAGCTGGCTTAATGACATACCGCCACCGCCGCCACCCATGCCAGCCAACTGCATACCAACTTTTTGAAATCCGCCTTGTGGAGAGCCATATAAGCTTCCCGGACTGGCGACAGTAGATCCAGCCCCAACAACAGTGCCTGCTGGCATTGGTTGACCAGAGTATGTTGCGGTTCGTAGCAAGCCCGGTATTCCTCCGCCAGTCGCAGAGCCAGTAAAGGTTCCGAGAGGATCTGCCATCAAGCCGCCAATACCAGATGTAAGCTCACCGTATGATCCAGTTATTGACTTGCCTAGGCCAGACATAAAACTTCCACTGCCTGCCTTGGAGATGTTAGAAATGTTATCAGTCAAACTTCCGCCAGTAGCAAGCGGCCCAGCTACAGTTAATAAAGCCAGAGGATTGCCGCCTTTCGCGACGTCGTAAACAGTAAACGCTTTGTTCGCCAATGCGGCGATAGGTTGCCAAGGGCCGGGTATGAACTGCGCAACTTGGGCTAGGGGTTTGACTACTTTCTTAACTACTTTTTTTACGCCCTTTGCAATTTTCTTGAAAAATCCAAACTCTTCCAAACCAGTAATTGGGTTCAGGGAGGCAATACCCACACCTACAACCGCTTGCATTGGATCTATGTCGAGCTCGGCAAATCTATTCTGCACAGCCATCTCAAAGGCTTCGTCTTCAAAAGCTTCTGGTGGTAGTACGACTTCACCGGGCCGTAAATGCGCCAGCGCAGAGTCGTCACCGCGCCCCTGTTGCGCCAGAAGAATTGCTTGCTCAGCCATCGGAGCTTGAGAGCCAACCATTGCGGCCTCGGCTAAATGCTCAAGCTTTGCCTTTTCTGTGGGGTCATCGGTCATGCCCGACTGCATCATTAGCTCTTCAATTGCTTGAGCGATTGCGACATTCGGATCTGCTGGCGCTTCAGCAACAGCTTGCTCCGCCTGCATCATCATATCCATTTGATTCTGGCTGGGAACATTTCCCCCATCAGCCATTTTGCGAGGCTGTACACTGCCGCCATACGACATTGATTGCGCAGTAACTATTCCCATCAACGTATCTTCTAATTCTGTATTCATTGATTAAATGCTCACTGTCAAGGCGCCGACCGCCGAAGTAATGCCGCTACTATTCAGCACGTAAGTTTGGTGACCGTAAAGATCTCTAAGTGCAACCCCATCAAAGGCTTGATGAATCTCTAAAGTCGTGTTAAAGATTATAGCACCAGTGGCAAACTGTAAACTAGCCACTTCGTCTGAATTAAAATGCGGCGATATAGTAAAATCGACGGCGCCAAGGTTTATTTCTAATATTCTGACAAGGCGATTAAAGGTTGCTGAGTCAACAGAACCGCCAGCGGCAACTGGTAATCGAGTTTGTAGCAACCGACTCATTAGCGTCTTCCGCTAGGCTGAATGTCAATCCTTGTAGATCCCAGCCGCCATTTGTAGCCCAACTGTTGTGTGGCGTCGTCGTCACTCTCAAACCGCAAGACAATCTGCCTAGCCCTGCTTCTCACGTTACTAAACTTCGAGCTTTGAGTAACCTGAGTCGTTGAATCTGTAGTTAAAGTTTCATTGTTATAATCTCGGCGCTTTAACACAAGGTTCATAGCAGGCGTAGTCCCTACACCCGTTTGAGTAAAAAACGCCAAGTCTGGAATAATTTTTTTAACAAAAGCAAATTGATCGCCATCGCCAATGGCAATGTCCGCTGACTCAATAAACACGCCATCCATAGCGGATTCGTTGTCGTCGTATCCACTTTCTTGCAAATAGTTTACATAGCTTCCAGCTTCTATGCCCGAAGCAATGGGGTTATCCTCTACGCCAGAATCTATCCAAGAGTACCTGATCAGAGATCCAATAGACCAAGTATTTTCTTCATAGTTAAAAATAACGTAGCGAGATATCTCTTCGGTGCCGTCAGTGAGTGACGGATAGAAGAACCACATCTCACCAAACTCACTGTTCAGTCCCATATGACATTTAAATGCTTGGCTTAGATCTATGTCCTCGAAAACGTATTCCTGAACAGAGCAAGGAAGCTTTGTAACAGTTCCCGAGTAAAGATAGAACCCAGCCTTGCTTGCAAAGAAAACGCCTGCCGAAGAGGCCACTGCCGCCTTGGGGCCAATTAAACCAGCGCCCTCATTAATTAAATTGATGGCAAAAGTTAGCGGTGGGCCAATAAATGCCATGCTGTACAGGGCGGTGTCTGTCCAGATCAATACTTCTTGCTGTGATTTTAATCCACCAACGATCAGTGATCCAGAGGAAAGTCTGACGCTACCTGCGCTGTTTGTTGCAAGCGGCTCAAATTCTAATTCGTTTTCGCTGTCAGAGAACGCAACCAACATTGGGTCAAGAGTGCCAGTCCTAGATCCGCCTGATATCGGATCGGCGCCAAGCACTATCAAGTGCCTGTCGGTTTCGGAAGTAATAACCTGAAGTGCCGCCGTAGGAACTAAGTTGGCGCCAGTGGCAGTAGCCAAATCTAACGCCCGAGTGCCTAACCCGTTATTCTCGACCCATCGGTAAATGGAGCCGCCTCTAGGGTTAATTATTAAGTTCTCACCGTAATTGTCGTGCGTCCAAAGACGCAACTGATTCAGAAATCCTATTGAGGAAGATGAACCAAACGAGCCAGAGCCCCAAGCGTTTACTCCCCAGCCAGTGCCAGATACAAAATTGTCTAGCCCAACACTAATTTGATAAGTGCCTCTGGTGCTTCCCCCACTGTTACCGCTATCACCACTGGTCGCCTGTACAACATTTCCGCTAGTGTCTTTAGTAGTAATTATGTAAGTGTTCGCCCCAGTGACTAATAGTAATTTGATACTCTTGATTTAAAACAGCCGCAGTGATTGCTCCGCCTAGAGTCGCGGCGCCGTCGAAAGTAACAAAATCCCCAGTAACAGCACCATGGCTAACGTCATTTACGGCTAAGGTGGTTGATCCGTTTGTGGCGCTAAATGTAACGTCACCAGCGCTGGTGGTAGACCGAATTGGCGTGACGTCATAATATATGTCACCGCTTTCGATGTAATACTTAAAAGTTGTGCCTGTGCCTAAAAGCCTTGTACCGCCCAAGGTTATCCAACTGTGTAGAGCTCGCGCAATTCCCAGAAAAGTATTCTGGCCGAGCGTAACCCATCCGCCAATTTTCTCGGCTCTCGACTTTCTGAAGCGTATAAGGTTACCGTCAACCCACCCCCCAGATGCGGAGTAATCAGTCTCTTCTTTGTTGATACCCGGCTGAAACTCTACTTTTGACAGCGGCATATAGCATTAAGCCAGTCGAATAATAGCGCCAGTCGCCGTAGGGCTAGGGAAGACCACGGTAAAGTCTCCAGCGTTCGAGGTTTTATTTTCGCCAAAGTCAACCGAGCAAACAGCCTTATCACTATTCGTATCGTTGTAAATCAAGCAACCCCTAGCCGTAACCGTTACATTCGAGAAGGTCAAGTCTGAGAAGTCGCAGACAGCGGTTGTGCCTGTGGCAAACGGGGTCACGTTAGTCAAAGCATTTCCGCCAGCGGTGTAGTTCGTGCCAGAAGATTGCCCCGCCGTAACGTAAGCCGTTGTGCCAGAACCAAGGTTGGCACTACTAGTATAAAGCGCCAGCTTAAAAGAGTTCGCGCCGTTGGTAAAATTATGCGTTCCAACAAGCAACTCTTGCTTGAAGGATACTGCGATTGCAGATGCTATAGCCATTTACATCTCCTTGAGAATTTTTGCTATTTCTGAATGCCCAATGCTGTTAAACTTATTAGACATCGTAGTGCGATCAGAGGCAATTGCACTCTTCATCCCATTTAGTATAACACCGTAAATGGCTCCACGGAAAGCCAACGCCTGCTCTTTTATGTGAGGCGCCGCCTGCTCAGAAATTCCACAAATCCTGTTTGTGGTTTTTTCCGCCCAAAACTCTACGTCGTGGCCCTTATTGTTCGTGGTTTCAACGGTAAGCTTTCCCATCGAAAACCCGATATTATCATCAATCATCCTTTGTATGGCTCCGGTGATGTGGGCATCTTGATGGTTTCAAGATTGTGTTTCTGAACCATCGTTGAGAGTTGAGATCTTGGGCAAAGTATCCAATCGCCTTCAGGACTAGCCATGGCGACAAGCGGGTCGGCAAGTCTGTGATAGCCATACAGGCGCTCAGTAACTGGCACGTTTGAATCGAGCAACGTCGATCTAGGAGATACGCCAATCTTAATTTTAGCGTCAATGCACTTGGAAATCCAAAACTCTAGGCAAGCTCTGCCAGCCTCGGCAAAGTGAATATTCTCTTTATAGCTAAAGTCCATGCCAAAAAGATCCATCTCGGCAACTTCTGCCCACAAACCAAAGGCTATGCTGTACGCCGCAGTGGTATTTAAATAGGCGCATTTGCCTTCGGTACACACTTCGGCAAGTGGATACTCAACAATCGCTGGCACGCGGTCGTCTTTCTCGCATGAATAAATAGGTTTTGTTACGTTTGGTAACAGTCTTCGCATGACTTCGGTTTGGTTGCCAGCATCTTCCGTGTCAAGATAACGGCTTGCTGGATCCATCATAAATACTCTGTCGTAGTCGTAAGCGGCTACCGCAGAGTTGATTACCCAGACCTCATCCCATTGTTTAGAGTTTTCCAGACCGATTATAAAATCGATCTGAGAGGCGCCAAGCCCGATTATTGCTATTTTCTTACCTTTGAGTTCTTTTGGTTTCTTCATCAAGTAACGCCCGTGCGAAGTAGATCATATCGATATTCATCTCGGCTCGCCCTGCCTTCGCTAGAGTTCTTCATTCTAGCTACCGCTTGGTTGAACCGAGTCTCGATGGAAGCTACGACGTCGGGGGTTTCTTTTAGGAATATAGCGGCCTCTGCTAAGGTGCCGTACAACAGCGCATCCGAATACTCTGTGGATAACAGCGTACTGGTTGAGTCGTCATTACCCAGCGTGATGCTGTTGGGTTTGTACAGATAGTGCAACTCTACGTCGTACTGTGCGCTCGGGACTGGCGCCAATGCAAAAGACGCCTGATCAAATAGACTGTAATACTTCGGGCGCCCTGTCACAGTAGTATCTGGACTATATTCTTTTAAAAAGCTTGGGTGCTTATAAATCAAATAATGATACTTATTTGAATCAATTACAGCCAGAGAAAAGGGCGCGTAAAAATCTGTTGGCGTTGCCAAAAACCTATTGTTTTGCGACAACAAACCAGCGACGTTTTTTCTCTGCTCTGGAAGCTGAACCAACGAAAATATTCTGTCCTCGCTCTCTCTAATAAACTCATCGAGATTGTCGTTGAACGTCGTCTCGTCAACTTGCATATAATTCTGCACAGCAGTTTTCAGTGTTCCAAGCGTGAAACTCATGTTATCGTAACTCCCACTGTGCCAACATTAGCACTCATTGCAAAAGTTTGCAACTTTGTGCCTAACATTCCATCTTTGTAATTTGTGTATACTAAAAAGTTTGCGTAAAAATCGTTGCCGTTCGACGATGGGTCTGGTCTTGGGTCTTTGAGCGCCTGCGGATCTACCGCCGTAGGCTTGGGCATTAACTGCGGCTCTTTGGGCGACCATTGATCCGGCCCAACTAACAAGCCATCCCAAGTCTTTCGCATATCTCTCAGGCGATAGCGAAATCCAGTGATATCGCAAATCCCGTATGCCAGCCTGTCGGATGCGTAAGCCATTAGCTAAGATTATAGCCGCGCAAGTCTGGGGCTACCCTGAAAGATACTCTATCTTGATCTTGAGACAAAGCACGCTCAAACTCTTCTTCGTAAAGTTGCTTGAGCATAGATACTTTTTCTGGCGCACGCTTTAAGGCAATATAGTAAGCCAACCCAGCGGCAAGGCACGGATAAAAGCGAAAAGGCATTTGCAGGGTATTGGCGCCAACATCGGCATCATCCATTCTTGTCAGGGCATTAATGTATAGAGAGTAGCTGGTTGAGCTTGGTACAGGCCACACCGTGATTGTGGGGGTAATTTGCTTGTCCACAAAATACTGGTTTGGCTTACCAGTCGTGCTCTTGGTCGAAAGATTTCCATACTCGGATCGGCTCATGCGAGTCATTGGTACGTCAGTCACCTGAGATCCAATTGTCTCGCGCACAAAAACATCCAAAACGTCAATCGTCGCGGTGGGGTTGGCGGCATCTATCGTATAAACAGCCGTGCCCTCTACCATCGGCAAAACTTTTTGACTGATCGTCCATTGGTTTAAACCGCGATTCGCCCACTCTGACAGCATAAGGTTCAAGCTTCGATTGGCCGATTTTAAGTCGTAACCAGTTCGTAGCTCCAAGCCACAGCGCTCGAATGCTTCTTCGACGTAATCAGCAACGTCTAACTCAAATGTTTTGGTTCCGCTTACAGCCATTATGGTCGCCGTAAATTATTTTTACCAATATTGGGCATACCGCCGCCCTTCATTCCAACAGGCTTCATTTTGCCGCCGCCCATCTTGTTTTGAGTCCTGCCGAACAAACCGCAGTTCATGTTTGATGGTGGACGCATTTTTTTGTTGGCGGCGCCGCCCATGTTCATACCCATAGCTTTCTTTGCCGCCTTCTTTCCAGCGGTTGTGTATGGAAACTTTTTACCGTCTACGTTTGGCATTATCGTCCTCCTCGGAACATTGGGTTTCTGCCCATCATCATTGGTCTTGGAGCGCCAGTCTTTACGGTGCTACCGCCGCCGCTGATTGTTCTTGGGCCATCCATTTTAACTGGGTTTACAGCGTTCTGCGCTTGCATGGCTTTAATTCTAGCCATTAGTGCTTCTCTATCAAAAGCCCCGCCCATAAAAGAATTGTTGGGAATTTGCGCCATCAAAGATTCCGGTGTCGTCGCAGGTGCCGCCTCTGGCGCCACTGCCTGTGTTGGGATGTTGAAGTTGCCTCCAAAGCCACCGAAATTCATGTTGCCCAGTCGCTCTCGCAAAGCCGCCAGTTCTTCTGGGCTCATCGTCATCGCAGGATTTGCGGCAGGGGCCGCTTGATTAGCCGCTACCTTTGCCTGCATTTCATCAATGCGGGCCTGCATATCTGGGGTTAGCAAGAAGGAGCCGCCGCCCGGTAAGGATATCCTTGTGCCTGCGGGATCTGCCGTCACATCCTCCATCACTGGGTCTGGCACAATTGTCTCTGGGGCCGTAAATTCTGTAGGAAAACGAATATCAGGCATTATTTCCGGCCTAGGCGCGGAATTAATGATGGGCTCTGGGGCCGTAACTTCTGGAGGAAAACGAATATCAGGCATTATTTCCGGCCTAGGCGCGGAATTAATGATGGGCTCGTCAAAAACGTCCATTGGTTCGTTGAGCTCTTCAGGAGTTCTGGTGTCAATGTCGCTGGGATCTATTGGCCCAAGATCAACTCCGTAAGCCTCATCTACAGGCGGTGGTACAAAACCATAGCCGCGTTCACTAGCGGGAGTGTCCAAAAGATACTGAAAGTCCGCATAAGGTGACGGCCCTGCTTCGGCTTGAGGTGGAGCTATCTGATCATAAAGAGGGCTATTTCCGCCGCCTTGTAGCGCCGCAAACAAATCCGCAATCCCGCCCGCTTGTGCTCGGGGCTGTTGCGGAAGGGGCGCCTGCGGAGGCATTGGCATCGGCATTCTCATTGGAGGAAAACTTCCGATGGGTATTCTGGGCTTTTGCGGAAGGGGCGCCTGCCGACCCGCAGGGATCAAATCGAACAGTTTTCTTTGGGCATTAGGTGCTTGTATCATAATAGATTACCAATTTTTGCAAGACCAATAGCTTGGGGCAAATACATCTTTCTTCTTCTGCACCGAGTCGCAATTGTGCCTAGCCCGAAAGGACTTACGCCTTTCTGGTTGATTAACTTTTATTTTCATGTTCGGGTCGCCATATCTAACCAACTTGATTTGGTCGCCCTTTTTTGCCAAAACTTTAAACTTTTTCTTTCCACCAGAAGTTCTTACCTGCTTATTGTAAGCAGGAAAAGACTCACCCCTATAGGTGAGCCTTCCCGATTTGCTTCTTGTGACGTCTTTCGTCGTAGCCATTCTAGGCGTGGAAGACGGTCATGTTGGCGAAGTCAGCTACATCATAGAGCAAAAATATTCCGTCCGTGAACAAAATACCCTCGTCAGGAATAGTCACATCCCTGCTCACAGTAGCAGAAGCAACCGTTCCCAATTTTAATTGAGACGCGCCTGTGACGCCTGTGGTGACAAAGTTTAAGATGCCAGCGCTTGTACTGCACACAATAAACGTGCCTTGCAATCGAGCTCTTCCGCCATAAATGTTCACAGCCACCGCATCGGACATTCCGAGGCTTACATTTTGTGCTGGCTGAGCGCTAACAACCGCCCCACTTATAGTTTTAAAATACAAAGAACCAACAACTGTGGCCGCGCTTCCGAGCATCGTAAGCTCTTCAGACTGAGCCGCACCGTTAATGTCTGTACCCGTGATGGTTGCTTTCTTGCCAGCGTCGTTCGTACTTGTCGTCGTAACCGAAACTTTACGGGCACTAGCAAAAACTACCGCACCACCATCGGCGTCAGTGCCGTTAATAGTGAAGGCGCTCGTTGGACGTTGGTTGGCGGCAATCGATGCAACGTCAGCCGCATTTGTATCCGCCTCTACGAAAATCGCAGAAGCGTCAGAGCCAGTAAATCTTGAGCCCATGTCGCTTCTCCTTGGTTATCGTTCGATTGAGGCGATCACATAATCCAATGTCATGCTCTTAGCCGCCGCCGCACCATTCTGAATGCCAAACGAAACGGTTAAATCTTCGTCGTCTGTAACATTTGTCAGCGTAGCTTGAGAAGCAACGTGTACATCATCAACAAAGATCTTGAACGCACCCGCTCCGTCTTGACCGCCGTTTGGATCGTAGTGGAAAGCAACAGTGATAAAAGTATCGTCTACCATTACATGAATGTCTTCGTTTGCCGTAACCGCGTTATTCTTTTCGATGTTGAAATCAAGACCAGTGCCGCCGTCAACTTTGATGAAATAGAGGCCATCGGTAGTATCAAGAGGTGTAGTGTCGGTGATTCCAAGACCCATCACGAAGTCTGACTGGGTAGCGTCACTGACTTTAAACCGAGCTTTGAAGAAAAGATTCTTGTTGGCAACATATCGGAAACCTTCGCCCTTCAACTGCAAGAAGTCGAGATCGTCGTCGCCCGCGTCATTGAGGATCTGCAAAAGACCGCCAGAGCCAGATACTAAGCCCTCGGTAGCATCTCCGCCGCCAGCTTCGGTAGTTGTGATCGTCCAGTCAGCCGCAGTGTAAGTAAAGAAGTCGTTCGCGTAAGTCGCGTACTTGAAAGGATCCAAGTAAGGGTAATCATACAGTGGGTCGCCAACTTGTTGATTGGACACGCCGTTTTTAAAGTGAGTAGGCATAACAGTTTCTCCTAGAAAACCAGCGCGTAATTGCGCCATTAGCTACAGTGAGTCCCAAGTATACCGCACAGTTTTTAACAAAAATAGTTTATTTTATTTGTACAAACACTTGCACAACGACACGATATGTGAGACTATAGCTGTGTAGTCAATCAACGGCAGAAAGGAGAAAGAAAAATGAATGAAGTTAAGGTATATCACAGTGCAATGTTTGGCCGTCCAGATAGTGGCTTTTCTCTGGTAGCAAAAGTAGCGGTTCCTGAAGACAAAGATCCCATGGATTGCCTTGAGTATGCCTTTCGTTGGACTAACAACGTCAACGGATCTTGGTCAAAAGAAGAGGTGATATCTTACATGAATGAATACGGTGACTCTGTGACAGAGGCCAACGGGGATTACAACAAAGATGTTACTTCATTGGCCATCCTAGAAGATGGGCTTGGCGCCAGATCAACTTCAGTTGAAGATCGAATGATTTTAAACGGTGTTGTTTACAAAGTGGCTGGTTGCGGATTTGAGGAGCTTGATCTAACGCCAGCAGAAATTAATGTTGACCTCTTTAACCGAAAATAGGAGAACGTAAGATGATTGATAAAAAAACTGAAACCGTAATTGCTAAAGCAAAAGCATTTTGCGAAGCAAATTATGAAAATGGATTTGACGAGTTTGTCGAGTGTTATAGCGACGCTGATTGGCTTGAAGAAGCAAAGTATGAAGATTATCACGAAAAAGTCATTAGCGGTGAAGTGAAGGAAGGAGAAACTATGACTTGGCGTGACCTAAAAGCCAAAATCAAGTGGGTCAAGACAATACGCGCTGATTATGCCGCAGAGTGCAGGGCGTCTTGGGATTGATAATTTAACCGCCCCCTGCGGGGGGCATAGGAGATACAAAATGAACAGAGAAAGACGCAAAAAAATTGCCAAAATACAGGGTAGCTTGGGGCAGATTGAGCAGTCATTAGATGCGCTAAAAGAGCAAGCGCAGGAGATGCTCGACGATTTAAACGAAGTAATGGAAGAGGA